TGTTTGAGCATAATTGTTTTGTGACTCTTACGTTTGATTCTGAGCATTTGCAGAAGATGTGCCCTATGACTGAAGGTGGGCCTTCTTTAGTTCGCAAACATGCTCAAGATTTTATGAAGCGTTTGCGCGTTAAGTTTGCTCGTGGTTTTAAATATTTTCTACGCGACGGTAAGGAGCGTTTTTGTTCTTTTAAGGGCATTAGAGCTTATGGTTGTGGTGAGTATGGTGATTTGAACGGTCGTCCTCATTTTCATTTTTGTCTTTTTAATTGTTTTTTTCCTGATCGTGTTTATGAGGGTGGACGTGATGGTTTTAGATATTATTCTAGTAAAGCTCTTTCAGAGCTTTGGCCCTTTGGTAATTGTACTGTTTGTGATTTTACTTTTGAGACAGCTGCTTATGTCTCTCGTTATTGTACTAAGAAGGTTACAGGGAAGATGGCGCAAGATCATTATCGCGGTCGTCTCCCTGAGTTTGCTATTTTTCCTACTCGTGGCGGTGGTTTGGGTAAGCCGTGGTTTGATAAGTACGGCGTTACTGATGTTATTCCTACCGACAGTTGTATTGCACGCTATGTGAAGTGTGGAGTACCGGAATATTATGACAGGTTGCGAGCTAGATTTGATCCGGATGGGTTAGCGAAAGCTAAGAAGATTCGTTCAGAGCGTGCTAAGTTGCGTGTTGATGATAATACGTACGTTCGTCTCCTTGATAAGGAGCGGTGTATGAATGCTAAGATTAGATGTTTAATACGAAGATTGGAGAAATGATTATGATGTTGTCTGTTTTTGCTATTTATGATTCTGGAATTTCTACCTGGATGCCCCCTATTTTTGTTCGTAATAAGGGTGAGATTCTTCGTTGGTTTATGGAGGTTTCTAATGATCCTCAATCTAAGATTTCTAAGTATCCTGCTGATTATACTCTTTTTGAGATTGGTTCTTGGGATGATGATAAGTGTAAATTTGATTTACTTAAAACGCCTGTTTCTATAGGTATTGCTATTGAGTATGTCAAGGTTAAGACGGAATCGGCTGAACCTGTTGTAGAGTCTAAGTTGATTGGTGCTTGATGTGTTCCCCCTTGGGGGGAAGCAGGGGGGGGCTTCGAGTGGCGAAGCCACTCCCTTTAGGTAATTTTTAATTTTTGGAGTTTTTATGTTGAGAGGTACCGTGAGGACTGGTAATGCGTCGTCGCATACGTTTGCTCGTGCGCCGCAAGCTGGTATTCCTCGTTCTAAGTTTAACCGTACTTTTGGTGTTAAGACGGCTTTTAATGAGGGTTATTTAGTTCCTATTCTTGTTGATGAGATGTTACCCGGTGATACTTTTGCATTAAAGATGCATGCGTTTGCTCGTATTTCTACTCTTCTTTTTCCCATTATGGATAATCTATATATGGAGTCTTTTTTCTTTTTTGTTCCCAATAGATTAGTTTGGGATAATTGGGAAAAGTTTTGTGGTTATCAAGTTAATCCTGGTGATTCTGTTTCTTATACTATTCCTCAGCAGACTGTGACTCCAGGTACTGGTTATACTCAAGGTTCTTTAGCTGATTATTTTGGTCTTCCTACTGGTTATCCTAATATTACTAAGCCTAATGCTTTGCATTTTAGGGCTTATAATTTGATTTGGAATACTTGGTTTAGAGATGAGAACTTGCAGAATTCTGTTACGGTTGATACTGGTAATGGCCCTGATACCGCTTCTAATTATGTTTTATTGCAGCGCGGTAAGCGTCGTGATTATTTTACTTCTTGTTTGCCATTTCCTCAGAAAGGTACGGCAGTTTCTTTGCCACTTGGTTCTCAAGCTGTGATTAAGTCTAATTATGCTGCTGATGCTAATGGACGTACTCTTATTGCAGGAAATTTGTCTGGTGCTGGTGTTGGTACAGATATTTTTTATGCTTCTTCTCTTACTGCTGTAACAACTGCAAGTGTTGCTGGTGCCCCTACCAATATGTATTGGCCTAAGGTAACTGATACTCATTATGATTATGCCGATTTGTCTACTGCGACAGCGGCTACTATTAATGATTTGCGTTTAGCTTTCCAGACTCAGAAATATTATGAGAAGCAGGCTCGTGGTGGTACTCGTTATACAGAAGTTATTAAGTCGCATTTTGATGTTGTATCTCCTGATATGCGTTTACAGCGCCCTGAGTATATCGGTGGTGGTTCTACTCCCGTGGTTATTAATCCGATCGCTCAGACGTCTCCTACGTCGGGTTCTAATGCTTTAGGTCAGTTGGCGGCTTATGGTGTTTGCGCACCTCAGGGTCATGGTTTTACTTATTCGGCTACTGAGCATGGTGTTCTTATTGGTCTTGTTATGGTTCGTGCAGACTTGAATTATCAAGCTGGTATGGATCGTATGTGGACTCGTCAGACTTTTACTGATTATTATTGGCCTGTATTTAGCCATCTTGGTGAGCAGTCTGTTTTGAATCAGGAGCTTTGTGCGATTGGTACTGCGAATGATACTTTGGTATTTGGTTATCAGGAGCGTTATGCTGAGTATCGTTATAAGCCTTCTTTGATTACTGGGCCGTTTAGATCACAAGCTACTGGTAGTTTGGATTCTTGGCATTTGGCTCAGGATTTTGGTGGCACACCTCCTACTTTGAATTCTGCTTTTATTGTTGAGGCTGCGCCTATGTCTCGTATTGAAGCTGTTTCTACTGGTTATGATTTTATTTTTGATTCCCAGTTTTCTTATCATTGTGCTAGGCCAATGCCTGTTTACAGTGTTCCTGGTTTAATAGATCATTTTTAGAGGTAATTATGTCTTTTCCAGGTGAAGGTTTGTTGTCTGGTGTTATAGCTGGAGGTTTGAATTATGCTGGTGCGCGAGCCCAGAATAAGACGAACCTGAAAATAGCTCAGCGTCAAATGGATTTTCAGGAGAGGATGTCTAATACCTCTTATCAACGTGCTGTTGCTGATTTGGAAGCGGCGGGTTTGAATCCGATGCTTGCTTATACTCAGGGGGGGGCTTCCTCCCCTGGTGGTGCAGGAATTCCAGCCCAGAATGAGCTGGGTGGTGTTTCTTCGTCTGCGATTGCGGCGCGTCAAGCGTCCGCTTCAATTGAGCAGACGAAGGCGTTGACTGCTATTATGAAAGCTGAACTTCCTGGTAAGGAGCTTGAAGCTCAGATTTGGAAGTCTGGTTTAGGTAAGGTTTTGAAGGCTATGCAGTTGGCTAGTCCTACTGTTAATTCAGCCGCTGGTTTATTTAGAATGTTTAAAGGTGGTTAATATGCGTGTTGAAATTGTTATGCGTGAGAATGGTACTAAGAGGGTTATACAGCACTTTGATGATCCTTCTTTAACTCGTCAGGAGTTTAAGGATGAGTGTGATCTTGGTAAGATCATTGCTCGTTTTTCTCAGTCCCCTGAGGGGCTGGAGCAGCTTGAGAAGGCTCGCGGCTTCGTAGAAGGCCGTTTTCTTGACGTATCGGAGCCTGTTGACTATCGGACTGCCCTCGACCACGTTCGTGCGGCGGAAGAGGCTTTTATGAGGCTTCCAGCCCCTGTTCGTACAAGGTTTGATAATGATCCGGCGGGATTTTTGGATTTTGTTGACGATCCAAAGAATTTGGATGAGCTTAGGGCGATGGGTCTTTGTAATCCCAAGCCTGAGAAAGTTGTTGAGGGGGGTGGATCCCCAAAAACGCCTGGCGTTTAGCTGGGGAGTGAAGCCTGCACATATATACTAACTTGATGTAATATGTGCAGGTGACACACTTTCCGGTTTACGGAAAGTTGTTGGGGTGTTAAAATCGGAGTTATGAAGAAACTCCGATTGAAGGGGTCGAAGCCCCCTAAGTTGTGTTGCCCAAAATGTCGGGTGCGTCAGAAGCCGGTTTGGGAGCAACTTGACTTTTGGACTTTAGGAGATTTTATATATCATGAAGGAAGGATGTCATTGTATGTCTTATCAGAGAAAGCCGATGAGTCGGCGAGCAAGCAGAAAGAACTTTAGTTCTGTTGCGATGTATGTTCATCCTATGAACGTACATAGAGAGCCGTTTCGTGGCGGATTTCGTCTTTAAATTCTAACCCTCGTTAGAGCGAGGGTTAGATGTATTTGTGTTGAGACTCCTAAGCGGTTACTTAAGAGGTCGTCGATTATATGCCATGTCCGAATCCTTCGCAAGCTTATTTTCGGGATTTACCGAATGGCAAGAAGGAACTTCAATTTTCTAATGTTTTAGGTCGTATGTTTCGTTCCGGTTGTAAGATGCCGGAGGATTCAATGGCTGTTCCTTGTGGTCAATGTATGACTTGTCGTTTAGAGAAGTCACGTGTTACCGCTTTGCGTTGTGTTCATGAGTCTAAGATGTTTGAGCATAATTGTTTTGTGACTCTTACGTTTGATTCTGAGCATTTGCAGAAGATGTGCCCTATGACTGAAGGTGGGCCTTCTTTAGTTCGCAAACATGCTCAAGATTTTATGAAGCG